CAAGTTGCCCTGACGAGGCACGCTGTCTCGCGCCTGAAGGGCAGGGTACTTGGCCAGCTTGGGGTAAAGGCCAGTGGCCATCAAGGCGTTCGTGGAGACGTAGTCGGTCGCCACAATGAACTGCATGTTCTCCCAGTCGCCCCAGTTGACCCGAGGATCCGGGAACACACGGCGAGGATCGAAGTTGACGATCTTGTTGCTGTTGCTGCTCGGGTCAAAGACAACCTTCGTCGGCGCAAAGCCGTAACGGATGCCGTCCAAATAAATCTGGGCGATGTTGGCCTCGCCAGCGCCACGGCGCATGTGCTGGTGGATCACCCGTTCGAGGATCAACGAAGCGTTGCGACTGTCACGGTTCATACCCTCCAACTGGAACATCGGGTTCCGGCCAGTGGTGGCAGCCATCATGTAGGTCAGGACCGTGTCGGCGATGGCGCGCGTGTCTGGGATAACGGCCTTCTCGCGGAACTCAGTGGTGTCCGGCGGGACGTACACGTCGTGCGCACGGTCGGCCTCAAGCCAACTGCCGTAGCGCTTGGAGATCTGGTGGTACGACATCTCAGCACAAGCCTTCACGTACTCGGCGATCTTGCGCTCCTGCTCGTCGGTCAGGAGGTCGCTGATGTCTTGCTGGTTCAGCAAGGCATTGGCGTGCTCGCTCAGATCCGCGATCAAGCGGCTCTCAGTGAGTTGGACACCCGCACTGGAGCGGTAATTGGGAAGTGCTACTACCATGGGACTGGTTATCTTTGTTTGTGGGGACGCTGTCGTCCCGGTTGTTACATGGGCAAGCTGAGGCTGAAGGTGTGCGCGCGGGGGCCAATAGGGATCACCGTGAAGCCATCGTCATCGGGGAAGGCCACAATCATCAGGTGGGCCTCGCTGAAGTGGTCTGTGGGCATGCCGTCCTGCGCGATAAGAGCCGTCAACGTGCCCGTGACAGGGCCGTCTGGAAGCGTAAAGCGACAGTCCTCGCCCAGCTTGGGCAGTTGGCCAGACATTAGATCGGCGAAGATCTGCTCTTCGTTGTCGACGCTGGTGTTGAGCGTCGGGAACTTGATCACGTCTGCCATGGGCCTGCTCCTTAACGTGGTGGAAGACGGGATTGCCCCCAACCAGTCCATTCAGGAGTATCGGCGATGCTGTGGATGTTGGCGTCCTTCTTGGCGATCTTTTTGGTCAGACTCTCACCAGCGGTCTTGGCCATCTCCTCCAAGCTGGGCTGGTCGTACTCAATGTCCTCAAAGGGACTGACGAACTGACGGCTCAACTGGTCAATGGCAATGACCATGGCGTCCACTTGGTCGTCGTGCTTGCCGTCCGGGAACTGGGTGCACTCCTCAACGAAGTCGTCTAGCCATGGCGCTTGGGCCGGCAGGAAAACGCGGCCACCCTCAATGAATGGCGCGATGCTGCTGGCACGAGTTACTTTGTCGGCCCGACCGTTCTTGTAAGGGAGGACGTTGAGTGGCGTCTCGCGGCGCAGCTCTTGGAGCAGCGTGGCCCCGGAAGCGGCCGCACCAGCCTCGATGTAGATGCCCCGTAGGCCACGGCCACGCCAGACGGAGTTGAGACTGATCAGACGGCGCTTGAAGTCAGGCATCTCAGCACGCATCCGTATGACGTCGAGGATGTACATGTCGCCCGTGTGCGTGAGGCCAGTGATAACGGCCACCGAATAGTCGGAACGGTTGGTCTTTGTGTAAGCCGTGTCGACGCCGATGATGATGCTGGACCACTCCTTGGGAATGCTGTTCTCGTCGTAAGTCTGCCACCAGTCAGTGCGAAACAAGTTGCCGCCCTTAACGAAAGGCATCTGCTGGTACAACGCCGCAAAGTCGCGGGGGTTCTGACGCTCGAAACGCTTCAGCGTCTTCACGTCAAAACGCTCAGGCCAAAGGGCGACCTCTTGTTCGACCGGGAACGTCGTGTCCTTGGGATCGCACTTCTTCTGAGGAACGCGCTCTGGGCGGTCGACAGGCAGAAGCCAGCGCTTCTTGGGCATGGTCTCCGTGCGGATGGCTGGCAGATTGATGTGATGCCACAAACCGTCCTGCCAGTCGTAGGACTGCATGATGCGACCGGCAAGGTCGTCTGGGTGCCAACGGGTCAAGACCACGCACTGGCGGGGTGGGGTGCCGTCCTCCTCGGGCTGCAAACGGGTGCTGAGACCAGAGATGTAAAAGTCCCACGTCTGGTTGCGCTGGGTCATGCTCTCAGCCTCGGCGCGGGACTTGATCGGGTCGTCCACGATGAGAAGGTTGGCGGGGCGGCCAGTGGTGGTGGAGCCAAGACCAACACCAAAGTATTCACCGCCCGACTGAGTGGCCCACTGACTGGCGGAACGGGTGTGCTTGCTGATCTTGCTGCGCGGAAAAGCAGCCTGAGCCTGCGGGTGGTTGAACAAATCACGCACGTTACGGCCAAAGCCCTTGGCCAGCTCGCTGTTGTAGCTACTGGACATCACGTAACGGTCGGGCTTGGCCAGCATAAACCACGCCGGGAACAGCTGGGTGCAGTACGTGGACTTGGAGTGGCGCGGCGGCATGGTGATCAGCAGGTTCTTCGTGGGCCACTGGTCCTTGCCGAACTTGTCGAGCGTGTCGATCAGGTCGAGGTGGAACTGTGGGATGTCCCAGTCGGGCTGGATCAGACGGACGAAGCCCTCAAAGTTCTTCTGAGCGTTCTTGAGCTTCTGTAGCCGGTTGAGCGCGGCAAGCTGCTTGGGCGTTAACTTCATTGGAAGTCGTGCTTGTTGCGGAAATCGGCGTAGCGCAGCTTCTGCTTGGCCTCGGGGTCGGTGACCGTGTCAGCCATGATCTTCGTGAGGTGCTCGCGGATGGCCTTGCCCCGGTTGTGCGGGGGGATGGCGCTGAGGTCGAGCTGCTTCATGGCCTTGCCAAGCTCGATGGGGGTCAGCGAGCTGGGGATGTACTTCTTCTTCTTAATCAAAGTCGTCGTCCTCTTTGCCGTGGTCGATGATGGGCATGCGGGTCTGCTCGGCCAGCTGCTCGAGCTGGTCGGCGGACATGGTGTCGACGTCGATCTCGAGAAGAGCCGCGCTGTTGTTCATTGTCGCCGAGCTGGCGTTGGGAACCACCTTGTCGAGCAGCATGCGGAGCAGCGTGACTTGGGCAGTCGTTAGGGGCTGGGTGTCCCCGTTGTTGGGGTCGAGACTGGCGGCGGCCAACTTGACGAGCTTGGGTAGCTCAGTCGCGATGGTGTGCTCAATGTGGTAGCGCGTCTCGGTGACAAGACGGGCCTTCTCCGCCATGTCCAAAAGTTCCTTCGTCACGGCTGCAAAACCCCTCTTTTCGATTTGTAATAGCCATTCCAGCGGCAGATCCGTGTTTTCAGCCAGCTGATGGACCATTTGTAGCCGGTCAGCCTTGTACTGACGTACTCGTTGTCGCCATGCGGCGACCTCAAGGGCGCGTTTGGTGGCCAAATCCTTGAGCCAGACCCGTTTGCGGTGCCGCTCGGCGTAATTGGCGAAGTATCGCTGGCAGGACGTGCAGCAAAAGCGGCTGGAAGCCTGCTGGACGTCGATCTCCGTGTAGAAAACACGCCTGCACCAGAAACATTCGCGCTTGTGGCTGTGGCCACGGCCCTCTGGGAGCAGTTTGTGGCCGTCTGGGAGGATCCGGGGCCAGAAACGGTGGGGGATGCCATGCAGTTTCCAGTTCTTTGGGTGCAACTTGTGGCGGCTGGTGCCGCGTGCGCCCCATGGACGGCCACTGAGGAGCCGCATGGGGTTGTACTTCGGGCGGGGCTTGCGTGGGGGTCGTGGTGGGTTCCACTCAAACATGTACAAATCCTAGCAGGTGTACACTTTTTTAACAATAAAGCAGATTTTGCGCAAAAAATTTTCGAGGCACCAGTTACGTCGACCCGCGCGCGCGTCGGCGGGGTGCCCACCCCCGCCCCCCGTTGGCACGTTTCGCGGGTTTTTTTTCCGGGCAAGCCGCTGATTTTGCTGGGCAATCGATTTCCCCCGAAGGGAACATTTTGGCAGAATTCGGATTTTTGGATTTTTCGAATTTGCCTATTCCCGCATAGCGAGAATTTACGCACAGACGTGCACCCACACATACGCAAGGAAACTAACCCATGACACACGCATACGC